TTCTGGTTGATTTCGAACTTGGTAAGTGGCGTCAGCCACCGGGCAAGAAGTGACCGATGCTGCAAGGATCAGACTGAGTAACATGCTGAAACAGTAATCCTATCTTTGGCAGCTTTCCACCCCTTTTCGCCGTTCCGGCCAATCCATACGGCTACCTGAAAGCGGACGAAAGTTCATACAGGGATCACGCCTCGGTAGGCTGGACCAGATACCGAAACGTCAAAACCACGTGACCGATCTGGTTGTCTTTCTCTTCGACGACACGCGAGTCTTCGAATCCAAATTCGACGATGCCGAAGCAGGTGATGGAAATCTGTCGACCAAGCGCCGCCATCACCAAGGCAGCCTGAACCTTGTGGTCGGGCTTGCGACCGAAGACGTGGACGTCAGCGAAACACTCGTACATTTCGGCGCTGTCATAGGCCGCGATCACCTGATCATCACCGATAACCGTCCAAGGCAAGGCTGTGCCCGCTGGAACGGTGGCGAAGACGTTGGTGAGGCCAGCGGCTTCGAGGGCGGCGAAGATAGCCGCCTGAAGCGGGAGGGATGGATCGTTCATATGCCGAGTTCCTGTTTCAATGCCTTGCGCAGAGCCCGGCGCAGGCTGGCCTTGTGGCGCTTGCGGAAGATGCGAGTGAGCGGCACCCAGAACGGGTTGGCCGCAACATGAGTGCCGTCGCGAGCGATGTGGCCGAATTCGAGCGGCACCGCGTAATGGAGGGCATCGCTGCCCACCGCGACGGTGTATTCCATCAGACGGTTATCGCCAGTCTCAACCTTGATCGAGTCCGCGATATGCGGCCCGTTGTCGTCGTCGCGCGGGGTGATGATCTTGCCCCGCTTCATCATGGCGGTCGCGGTCTTGCGATTCACATCGTCGATAGTGGAGCGGACAGCCGGGCCCATGCGCCCAAGTCGAGCGACGAAAGCGTCGATCTCGCGTGTGTCAGGGGGCCTAATCATTGAGGCCCCCGAGTTGGGCGGACAGGTTGATTTGACGCCCGCGCCCTTCGAGATCGCCAATCCACTGGATGTCATACGCAGCACCGTCGTGATCGATCATGCGGTCGCCGACGTTGATGTTGGCGTTCGGGATGCGGAGTACGACGTCGAAGCCATCAATGCCGCTGGCGCGCATGCTGCGCACTTCTTCGCCGCCGCGCTGTGCGGTGACGGCGGCGCGGATCGTCTCCAGACCGGGCAACGTGGACCATGCATTGACCGGGTTTCCATAGGCATCCTTGCCCGTGGCCTTGCGTTCGATGCGGACGAGATGGCGGAATGCGCCGGTATGGGGCGGGACGTAGGCCATCAGAACGCCCGATATCGCGAGATGATCGCGCCGACTGCGAACGGAACGTCTTTGAGATCGATGGCCGACACGGCTTCCCGGTTCTCATAGAAGTGCGAGATCAGCATCAAGATCGCGTGTCGAAGGTCAGCCGGGACGGTCTCGTACCCTGCTGAGAATTCCACCTTCACACTGCCCAGTCTGCTGGGCCGGGGGGCGTGATTGCTGACCACGCGAGCCGGGGTGCTGTCGAGGTCGGTTGTGTAGGTCGCTGGGGCGAGGACTTCGCCATCGCGCGTGATCCGATCCACCGACTGGACCGGGCACAGGTCGATGTCGAAGTTACGCGGGAGGTGATCCAGCGTGAGGACCCAACGCGATGGTGACAGCGGAATGCCCGCGCCGTTCGGGCCTTCGATCACGGCGGTGGCGGTGTCGATTAGGCGTGTGATGTACGCATCGTCGTGGGTATGGGCGACACGCAGGTGATCGCGCGCCTCTGCGAGCGAAACGACAGGCTGCTGCGGCGTCGAGAGCCGCTTGAGGCGCGTCCAGTCCATTACTTGGTCACCCTCGGAGACTTGGCGCGCAGGCGTGCGGTCACCTCTTTCGTGATTGGACCTTCGGCGGTTTCGATAGCCACCATGGCAGCCGCATTTGCCTTCATGGCCTTTGCATTCAGGCGCATCGTTTTTTCGAGGTCGGCAGCGAATTTAGAGATATCAGCGTCAAAATTGACAATATCGGTGACGGCTTCGGCGATACCGAATTCGATCCAGCGCGCGGCTTCATCGGTTTCAACGATGTCGCCGGGCTGGTGGTTGATGGTGGGGCCGACAAGGGCCGAGATCATGCGAACTGTGGTCATGATGGTATTTATTCGGGCACGCAAAAGGGGACGGCCTTGCGACCGTCCCCCTGTTTTCCGGCAAATATCGAAGGCCTATTAGGCCTGCGACAGCTTCTTGATTGCGCGTGCGTCGGTGACCAGACCATCGTAACGGCCAAAGCCGACGTAGCCCACCTGATCGGAAGTCGCGAAACGCTCATCCAGACGCTTGACGCCGAAGGTCGAGACGTTGCGCACGGTGTACTTCGCGAAGTCGCCGTACAGGACCGAAACCGCCTTGGTGGCAATCGCGGCCATGTCCTGATTGACGTAGAAGCGCTGTCCAAGGATCGTTCCGGCTTCGCCAGCGGTCATCGCAGGCTGCCAGAGCGGAAGTCCATTGGCATCCTTCAGGAGGCGGATCGCCTTGAGGGTGCTGTCGTTGAACATGAACGCGCCAGCGCCGCGATACGCGGGGTCAACCGAATGCTGGAGGTTCACGAGGTCGTCATAGCTGATCGCGGTGGCGGCTGCGGACGTGACACCCGCCGATGCGCCGACCACGATGCCCTGCGGCTGATTGATGCCCGTGCCGACCGTGAACATCTCATTGAGAATTCGACCGAGACGCTCGGCCATAGCTGCGCGCACGATGGCCTCGGGATCAATGGCAGCGTCCTGCATCAGTTCGCTTGAAACCCGGATGGTGCCGCTGGTGAACTTGTACGCACCAAGGGTGGCCTGACCGAACGAAACATTCGTTTCCGTGGCTTCCACGCCTTCGGCGATCAGCGATCCCTTGTTGTTGGTATCATCGAAAGTCGGGATCGGAAGCGGGTTGCCACTGGCCGTCGTGAGGTAAGTGACCGGGCCACCCTGATTGAGCGGACCATAGGCCTTCATCGCTTCGATCAGGCTGGGCACGAAACCGCGCGGGACGAGATAGCCGCCAGCTTCGTTGGTTGCGATACCAGCGGCGCGCAGTTCGCGAACGTCGATGTCGCCGCGCAGGTAATCGCGGAAAGCATCAGTGTGAGCGTCGGTCTGGCCACGCTGCTCAACGATGGTGGTTTCGACCGGGAGACGTTCGGCAGCAGCTTCGTACGCGGCTGCGCGAGCTTCGGTCTTGTCGAGCATGACGGCACGGGCTTCGAGGGCGTCGGACTCGTCGAGCATGCGCTGTGCTTCGGTCAGCTTTTCAGCATCGTTGGCTTCCGCGATGACAAGCGCGGCCTTGTTAGAAATTTCCAGCGCCTTTGCGCGCAGTTCAAACGTATTCATCTAAAAGTTTCGCTCCAATTGGATTAGCGAAACTATTTATCTTGCGAGTTACTCTGGATGCCGGAATGGCGTCTCAATGACGGATGCGATTACGCAGTGCTCGTTTGAGTAGTTCAACGCGGACTTCATCATCATCATTGACGACGACAGTGGAGACATTTTCAGAACGCCACTCATCAAGCGACCGGAGTGCGGCTTCGGTGGCCGGGTACGCGGGCGAAATGACGAACGAGACCTCGAAGAGATCGACGTCGTTGAGGGTACGCTCGACACGTCCGTCGTCATCCTCGCGCCACTGCTGGTCCACGACGCGGAAGCCGAAACTCATTCTGAGATCGCCATCGCGCAGGGCATCCAACTGCATCGGAGTCATGCGCGTGGTGTCCATGTCGAATGACAGGCCGTGCTCGTCTTCGCGCAGGATTAGTTTGCCCGATCCGGTCGAGCCGAGAGGACTATCGTCGCGGTGCGCCCATAGCGCATAGATGTTGTGGTCGCCGGATGCGGCCAAGCCGAGCGAACGCGCGAACGCGCCGGGGGCGATGCGCTCGACGAACCCACCAAGATCATGGGAGTCGCTGTTGAAGACCGCAGCATAACCGCCTGCACGGCCCTCCTGCTCGTCGGACTTGGCGCGGATTTCGAGGCCCGTGAGGGCGAAGTTACGGGTTTCGGTGGTCATCAAGCGTCCTCAGGTTCGTCGGCTGTTTCGTCGGTGAAATCGGGTTCGGGTTCATCGGCAGATGGGGGAACCGAAGTGGGGGAGGGTGCCGCGCCAGCGCTATCGAGCGGGATAGTCGCGCCTTGGATGTAGAGCTTGTCACCGTGGGGAAGCGGCGGCAGGTTCTCGAATGCTCGCGCTTCGTTCGGGGTCATCAGCGCCGAGTTGACGGCCTTTTGCAGGCCTTCCATGCGCGCGGCGAAGTCACCGCGCAGCAGGCCAGACATCGAGAATTCGACATAGCCGGTGGTATTCCGAGGGCCGAAGAGTTTGGCGTTGAACTCCTGCTCGATGGCCTCGATTAGCGGGTGGAGCGTCTGTTGCGCGAACGACAGGTTTTGCTGCTCGACGTTCGAGTACGTACCGTTCGACAGGTCATGCAGAATGGCGGGCGCGATGTTGAAAATCCGGCTCGTCTCGCTGATCATGAACTTGCGCAGTTCGACCATTTGCGATTTCGCCGGGTCGAGGCCAACCGGCTTGAGATCATGACCGGCAGGAGTGACCAAAATGTTGGATTTGGTACGCTGGCTGGCCCGGACCGCTTCGCCGATGTCGTTCGATGCGCGCCCCGCAGCGGCAGGCGAGATCGCCGAAGGAGTGGTGAGCATGAGGGGCGGGACGCCACCATTCGCGAACAGCTTTCCGGCAAATTGCTGCGCCGCAATCATCAGTGCGATGGCATCGCGGTTGGTATGAATGGGGTTGTAGTGTTTGACGCCATCGGCCTGAGGAAACAGGACCACGTCGATGACGTTGGCCGCGTCATATGTGATGCTCTCGCTATTCAGATTATACGTGTAGGTCCGCGTGATCTGGCCTGCGATGAGCCGCTGGTCGATGGTCAGCTTTGACGGGTCGAGCGGGATGATACCGAGGACGCGATTTGCGCGATTGCGGGAGATCAGCGCGCAGGCACGGCCCGTGAGCAGTAGGCGAGAGACGAACCAGCGGAGGAATGCGGACGACGTCTGGAAATCATTCGGGCGGTCATGGATGAGGTAATAGAGCGGATTGCGCGTGTCCTTGTCAGTCACCCCATCTTTCGTGGTGTAGAGGTGGAACGGCAACGCCGCGATGGTACCGGAAATGACATTCACGGCCTGCCATATCGCGGTGACGCCGAGCGCCTTTTCTTCTGTGACGCTATCGCCCGTGACGGTGGACGAAAGTTGGAAGAATTCCGACCATGCGGCGGAATTGGAAAGTGAGACCGTGGGGTCTTCGAATGACCGGGTTTCCTTCGGCGAGAATAGGTTGAACATGCGAGTATTTATCTGCGCGAGGCAGATGCATGCCGGTGGCGGTTAGATCAGAACATATATGATCGATTAAAAATCGTCATAGCGACGCCGTTGCGGATAAAAGCGGTCTTTCCGTTTTAAAAAACTCCGATCATCCAATTATCGTTTTGGTAAATGTCAGACTCATGCCATCCTGCTCGCTGGTTATAGGATGGCGCACGATGAGCCTTATTGTCCGCATTCTTGATTCCATGGATAGTCAACTTGCCGACGTGGCTGCTGATGGCAGAGTGCCTCGCTTTTTCGTCGTGCGAGAGGAAGAGTGGACCGAGATCACCGAGCGCTTCAAAGCAGAGACAGCCTCCCCGGTGAGCGCCGACTCATATAAAGGCGTTCGGGTGACTGTCGGCCCTCTCGGAAACGACGATCTCGCGTTTCTTGTGCACTGAGCGGCGCAACGCATCACAGGGTCGAGATCGAGAAGTTCGGGTCTTCCCATGGCGAGATCGGCGCAGCGGCGCTGCCATCGCGGACCTTGAGGCCCAACGCCATCGCGAGCGCTACCGCGCCGTCGATTCGGAACCGGGCCTTGTTCTTGTCGAGCTTGCGGTTACCGGCAGGGTCCGTGATCACGATTGCGTTCATCGCGCACATGGTCAGGAGTGGATCGCCGTCGTGGACCAGCGCGCCAGTCACGATAGCTTCCTCGAACGCGGTGACGGCGGGTGACATCGACGCGTACCCCTGACCCCAATCGATGACCCGTAGTGCTCCGAAATCGTTGTCGCCGCTGGTCGCCGACAGCCCCATTTCGTCGAAATGGCCGAGGAGTTCGCGGGTATAGTAGCGGTCGTACGCAAGGCCCCGCACATCGTATGTGTGCACAAGTTCTGCGACCTTTTCGGCGATCAGTCTGGGGGTGATTAGCAAGCCGGGGCACGTTTCGAGGCGACCCGTCTGCGCGTAGACGTCATACCGTACGCCGTCGCGCTTGGTGTGTTCGGTGACGAGGTCGGCAGGTTTCCAGAACCACGACTTGACGCGTGCGCTGTCGTCGGCGCTGACCATTACCAGCGCAGTAAGGTCGGTGCGCCTCGACATATCGAGTGCCAGAAATACGGGCTCACCGGGTTCGAAGCTGACGGATTCGGCGCGGCAGGCCTTCCATGCTGCCTGCGAGATCAGCGTCGTGAACGGGTTGACCCGCTGGTTGAGGTATCGACGGCGGAAGTTGGCTTCCTTCGACGGCATACGCGCGGCTTCGCTCGCAGCGGCCCGGATCGGCTCCATCGATTTCCAATGCAGCAAGGCCGGGTTGGCCTTGATCCACTGCGCTCCGTCGAGAAGGTCGCAGCCCTCGTCCGCCGCGTGGAGGTGGACTACGATGGTGTCGTCGATCTTGTGGCCGTCGTCATCCACCCGCAGCCCGTCATCGATCATCAACGACAGGGGATGCTGCGGATCATTCGTCTGCGTCGAGATCGCAATCGCGAGCGGGCTTTCGACGGCCTGCTGACCGTCGAGCATGGTGTTCCAGAGTTCGTCGTTCCGGGCTTCGCCGAGTTCGTCGAAGACGAAGAACGCGGGGCCGAGACCGTGCTTGGTGGAGCTTTCGGCACTCAACGCTTTATAGAATGATCCTGCGCCTTTGACGTCCGAGGACTTCACGAAGATCGTTTTCGTGGACGGGACCACCTTGAGGTGCCGGGCAAGCGAGGGCGTGGCATTGATCATCGCCGCGCACATCCGGAAGATGACCGACGCCTGTTCGCGGTCGTTCGCGCAACTGTAGATTTGCGCGTTCGCCATCGCCTCGGGACCGATCAGGTGGGCAAGGAGAAGACCGGCTACTGCGTAGGATTTTGCGTTTTTCCGAGCGACCGAGAGAACAGCGCGGCGAACGATGCGGGTGGGCCGGTCCGCGCCCGTACACGGCTCATAGATGTCGCGAATCCACGCTTCGAGCCATGCATCGACGTGAAAGCGTTGGCCGGTCGCGGGTCCGTCTACGAGAGGCAGTAGGTTGAGGAATGCGATGACGCGATCAGCGCGCGCAGTATCCCTGCGCATCAGTGCACCAGCGAGGCGAACGGGTCTTCGTCGTTGGTGGAAGGGGCGGCGTTGATGTTTTGGCGAGCGATGGGGTCGAGGCCAAGGCGCTGACCCAATGTGGCAATGAGCCGGGCTTGGTCCGCTTGCAGCTTGTACGCGGGATGGATCACCGATTGACCGGTAGACCCCGTACCGATGGGCTCGAAATCCTTGCCTGCGATTAGCTTGGTAGCGGTCTGATGCGCGGCGACGGCTTCGCAGTACGCGGCGAGGAGCGCGCTATCGCAAGCGGTGTAGACCTCGCGGGGCATCGCGCCGGTCAGTCTGGACCAGACTTTGCGCGCGAGCGTTGTCATGACGGTGGGCCGCACGGGACCGCCAGATGGATGCGGTTCGGCCTTGTTGAGCGCGCGCTTGCCGGGGTTTCCGGCCTTCTCTTTTAGGATCGTGGGAATAGGGGTGCGGGGCATTACCCCCGTATTTATGTCGCTGGGCAATCTGCCCGGCGCGCAATCAAGACCGTGTGCCGGTTCGCGAGGGCGTCTAAAAATAACCTGCTGAAGTGCGGCGTCGCGCGTGTGATTTGGTGGCCGGTTTCCGGCGAGAGGGGTTTCGTGATCGAACCACCCCCTCCCGGTCGGAACTGCGCGCAAAAAGAGGGTCCCGGACGAGAAAATCGTCAAGTCGGTTCCCGCGCCCATTGCTATATTTAGCCAATTAGTTCGGTGCGGCGTTAATATCTGAAAGTTTTGATTAACTCATTTAATTGTACCGTTTGATCCCAAGGGGGATGGAGCAAGATGGTACATGCCAGTAGGACAGCGATCTGCGCCGCGATTTTCTTTGCATTGGTCGGGTGCGGTCGCAGCGACCTCGACAAATGCGTTGATAGTCAGGTTGCAGCGTGGCGCATAGACCACGACCGCGACGTCCGTAGCGCGGAAAACTTCGATCCGAACGATAAGACGACCGTCGATATTGGAGGAGTTGCAGTTCCACGTAATTTGCTTGGGGCATCAACGCCGATCGTCGATGAGAAGCACGCCGAAGCAGCAGCACGGTTGACCTGCGGAAAGGTGTACGGAACGAATGAGGGGCAAATTCAATGACACCGGCTCTGTGGGTAATCGGGATAATCGCCGTGCTCTGGCCTGTGGTCATGTGCGCCGTTCTTGAGCACCGCATCACCAACTGGATCGAGCAGTTGACCAGCTACAGTGAGAACAAGAAGGTAGCCGAGGCAAGGGAGGTTCAGACGATCGAGCAGCTAACTTCGCTGCAAGAGTACGTTGCCCAGCAAGACCGGCTGATCGCTGCTTTATGGTATGATCGGTTCGGCCTTGATGATGATCACGATGAGTTGAAAACCCATCTTGGCATTCGACCGAACTGGTATGGCCACCGTCCGGAATGGGCGGGCCCGATAGCCTATCTGACGAAATACGACAGATATCCATGGGGCCAGCCAGTGGACAGCCTTTATACAAGCCAAGGCTAGGTCGCGTTCGGATGGTCCGGATCGATAGGGTATCCATCGAGATCGACCGCGCCGCTGTACCCGCCGTTCTCTTCGCGCTGCTTCGCTCTGGAGTGACATGGAGCGCACAGTGGCTGAAGCTCGCCCGCGAATAGCGCGAGGTCGCCACGGTGGGGAACAACGTGGTCAGCCACCGTGGCCGCCGTGATCCTGCCTTGCCGAGCGCAGTATCGGCATAGCGGCTCAACCATGAGCAATTCGGCGCGGCGGGTCCGCCATGCGCGGTTGTTGTAGAGCCGACGATATGCACGGGCTTCGTCGGTCCGGTCGTCGCGGCGAATCATTGCGATCCGGGCAGGCCCGGCAGAATAACCGATGACGCCGATGTGGTAGAGTAGTGGAGGTGGGCATAGTTGACGATGCGGTCAGCAAGTGCGCGCAGGCGACGGACGGATTCTGCCTGCGTCTTCACATTGGCCCACGTTGCAATTTCCTGCGAGATCATGAGAGCGACGTCGTCACGGTCGAGGGTCCTTTTCATGTCGTGACGTCCTTGCGGGTCTGGAGGAGGGCACGGCTCGTGAAGGTGGCGAGCCACCCCGTCACAGTGAGGGTTGAGGCCGCAACCGTCCCGAGGGCTATATCCAGTGGCAGGGGTACGAAGGGCATCAGCGAGATCGCTGTCCCGGCAGTGATGATCAGGGCATTGCCGATGGCGAGCGCGCACAGAATATCATTCGCCATCATCGGCAAGCTCCTCCACCATCATCGCGAATCGGGACTGAACCCGCTGGAAGTCAAAGATGTAGGCCTCGGTCGCGGAGGCGTAGAAGCGATCGTGGGCGCGTTCCTCTAGCAGGAAATGGAAATCGTCGCGTTGGTCAGGAAGCAGGCCGACTCGGCCATCGACGACGTCGAGGAACCAGAGCTTGGTGCCCATCGAGATCGCGCCGTCATCGTCATAGAGGTGATGCATGCGGGTATTTATACCGGCTTGGGAGGCAGGGGGCGTGAGTTCGCTAGCTCTCGAACGAGCGCTCGGGCTTCGGTGATCATCGCAGCGGCGGCGGCGATCATGCGGTCGCGGGAGGTGGCGGCTGGGTCGGGTTGCGTCATCAGGTATTTAGGCAGCGGAGCCCTATCTTGTGACATCAGGTGTATGCCAGTGTGGACTACATTCTTCGATAACGATTTCGCTTGACCCTATGGTCTGGTGGTCAAGTTTTCCCTCTTGCCAACCGGAGTCTGGTAGCCCAAATGGCATTCATATGGCATGCGTTTGGTCACCACTCGGGTGAACTGCCGCGAACTGCCATAAACACAAGTCACTGTGTTTACGTGGTTTCCTTGGGTTGGCGAACAGCCCCGAACGGACGAAAACAGGCCCCGGACAGATTCCTAATCTGGGGGCCATGGGTTCGAATCCCGTCGGGCGCACCATCCTTTTTGTTTTGGCCTCAGGCGCCGGCGCGGCA